TTGGATAACAATTCATATTCTAACCACATCTGACCTGTTTGAGGTAGTGGCCAAATATTATTACCGTAGTTGTATGTTGCTACTGTCTCTGGATCTTCACAGGCAGCAAGGATACTCAGACGATTTTGTGTGTGAACTTCATAGAAATTTTTCGACAAAAAAAATGACCGTAATTCGGTCACTGCATCCGTGTATTTTTTAGGGTCAATCAGACTTGTCATTATTTTTGGTCAAACTGGATTATTTAGCAGTTTTAGGAATTTGGTTTTGATAATCTGACGGTACCTGCATACCCTTTACACCACCAGTTTTTGTAGGCCAAGCTTCCCATAAAGCTTTCTTAACTTCTTCACTGACTATTTGTCTGAGTTCAGTTACTTCTGCTTCTCTACGTTTTTCTGGACCACCAGTCTGTTGATCGATGATGCTACCACCACCAACGATACCACCAGTGCCTACAACAGCAGCAGCGGTGGTATATGTTGCGACCTTTTGTATGTCCATTACTGTGGTATTCCTAGTCCTGCATCAGGTGCTTGTGCTTGTGCAGGATCAGGTCCTGCTAGATCAGGTGTTCCTATAGGAAGTGCAGGTGCTATCCCACCTCCAAGACCACCACCTAATACTGATTCCATTGCCTTGTCTGTGGCATCCTTTATAATCGCGTCCTTATTAATAAACACGTAACCACCAATGCCGACAACGGCAAGAGATACAACGCTAGACGCAACAGCAAGTACATTTACAATTTTTTGCATTTTAAATAATTCAAGTGCTAATTATATAGGCTAGACCCATCGGGTCACTACCAGTTCAACAGAATTGTCCTTCAAAACTTCTTGAGATTCTTCTTCGAATCCCTCTTCTCTACAGGCTGCTTGAATAACTTCAATAGCATACTGTTGTGCTAGTCTATCTAGAAATCTTTCTACTGGTACATCTTGATTCCAAGTTTGAAGATCTGTTACTAATTCATATGCTTGAGTAACCTCATTCCAACGGAAACCAATGTCGGTACCGATTGCAATGTTAACTTCAACCTCTTCGTGGTTATGATCAGATGGATTCTTTAAAGTCTCATCAATAAAAACTCCGTGACCCATTAACATAAGTGCTTGAAGTAATGCCTTGCGATCCTTAAGCTTGGTTTTGATTGTGCTGAAGTGTGACATTTGTTTCTTCCACTTGTGTCTGATAATACTCAGGTTTATTTAGGCGACGGGTTACATCTCCTAACTTATTCTCCACATTACGAGTGAGTTCCTCGCACTGTGCTCCTTGTACACCCTCGACTATCTCTTCTACTATACCATCTTGTCTGATCTTGTAACGAATGGTTTGCTTGGTGCTCATCGTACTTCTCCTATAATCTGGTTGTCTAAATCATTTATCTCCTTAGGTATTATAACACAGAATCCAATACCAAGGTTAAATACTCTCTTCATCTCTTCCTCAGTTATCTCTCCAGCAAGTTGAATTTTGTTGAAGATAGGAGGAAGTGTCCAAGAATTATAATCAACGTGTGCTGTCATACCCTGTGGGATGCAACGTGGAAGATTCCCAGGAATACCACCACCAGTTATATTTGCCATACCAAGGATAGGATATTCATCCATTAATTCCTTAACTATAGGAGCATAGATTGTGGTGGGTGTAAGTAACTCAGGAGTATCTGCCCATCTTATCTTATGTCTCCATAACATATCATTGATCAAGGTGTACCCATTACTATGCAGTCCACTGCTAGGTAAACCAATAATCTTATCACCTGGTTTTATAAGGGTACCGTCAACTATCTCATTCTTCTCTACAATACCTGTACAAAATCCTGCTAGATCATAGTCACTCTGTCTAAAATGTTCAGCAGTTTCTCCACCAAGGAGATCTATATCTGCTATCTCACATCCCTTAAGGATACCCACCATAAGGTCAGAAACATTATCATCTATCTTCTTGCAAGAAACATAATCCAAGAAATATAATGGCTTAGCACCCGAACAGATAATATCGTTGACACACATAGCAACGAGATCAATACCAATAGTAGTGTAGTCATTAGCAACTCTGCAAATATTAAGTTTAGTGCCAACACCATCAGCACCAGATACTAAGACAGGTTCCTCATATCCAGAAGGAACCTGCATCATACCATTGAAGCCACCTATAGTAGGTGCCTTCTCTTTGAGTTTTTCTACAAAAGCATTACCTGCTTCTATATCAACACCAGAGGTCTTATAATCCAATTAAGTCCTCCAACTTAAATAACGAAACAAATTCTATCTTATTATGTTCCCAGATCTTATGGTCTTCCATTCTATCAACGATACATACCACCCTGTTAACAGTGTACCCTGCACCACGTAGAACATTAACTGCCTTCATAGCACTGCCACCAGTGGTAGTTACATCCTCTAGGACTGTGACAACAGAACCCTTATCAGGTTTCCAACCTTCAATGACTTCCTTGGTACCATAATCTTTAGGGTTCTTCCTAATGATTAAAGCATCGATACTTCCACCCTTATAGAATGCTCTCTGTGCAACACCACAGACTAATGGATCACCACCTAAGGTGAGACCACCAACTGCTACTGACTTAGGGTCTAACATCTTTACCATCAGAGATGATAAGAGTGCGTTACCCTCACACGATAGTGTTACAGGTTTACAGTTAACATAATGCTCTGACCTCTGACCAGATGATAGTGTATAAGATCCCTTCTTATACGCTCTCTCCTTAAGAAGTTTAAGGAGAGTCTCTTTGTGCATACTATCAGTCATTAACCCTTCTCAACGTAAGTCCACATTTCCTTGAAGGTATCAGTAGCAAAGCCATATGCTGTCTTTACTTCCTCTACCATCTCATCCTTAAGACGCTTACGTATGTTAACCTTGAGTAGATCAGGGAACTTAAATTCATATACTAATGACTTACCTGGTACCTTAGACTTAAGCATCTGTCCACCCATAAGGTCACCCATATGTCTGGTGTAAACGTGAGCAAAGATACTATCAGGATCTTGTACCTCACTAATATACTGTACAAATTTCTTTGTAGTCTCAAGTGTAGGTGGAGGGGATGCCTCTTCCCATAGTTCTAAGTAGTCTGCCTTCAAAGCAGATGCTCTATTGATATCAGGGAAATCATATCCCAATACATCTTTATCGAGAGCAGCATTCTCTAATGCTTCATACATTAGGTACTGGTTGTATGCAAAGATTGCATAAGTTCGGGCATCAAGTTTACCAGAGAACATAACCCCGACAAAGGGTTGTTCCTCTGCTGCCTTGTGATGACCCATCGTAAGTTCTTTAATACTCATTTAGCCTTGCCAGATCATATCAGGCATTTGTTGGGGTGCCTGTCTGCCCACTGTGAACATCAGTATAGCATAACCTAAGAACCAAAGCAAGTTAACTATGAAGGCTTGTCTCCAAAGAAACTTTCTAAACCTCATAGAAATGTAAATTGCTTGCTCTGACTGTGATGCTCTTCTTATTACCTGTTCGGCAATAACTGCAACAATTGCACCTATTATCGTTGGATAAAAGATAAAGTCCAAGAAGGACATAAAAATAATTAGGGCTTGCATTAGACTTCGTTACACTCCTCTGTGAGACTTTCTACCATTGTACCACCTATATCTGCACCTTGATCCATTCCCATCATCGTAGCAGCACCAGCAAGTACCCAACCAACAAAAGGAATAGAGGAGAGACCAGGAGCAACAGCAGCACCAACGCTAGCTCCGACAAGCCTTCCCGACTGTTCTCCTCCACCGATTGCCTTGATGCACTCGACAGACTTTTTTCCAGCTTCTCCTGCTGCACCTCCTGCTTTCCTATCTTGTAGGTGCTTAGACCCATCCATCGTGTACTCTTCAAAGCCTTTGTACGTGTTGTTACCCAGTCCCAGAAACCCAGCCTTGCGTTTGACATCCCTTTCCACACGCATCACCTTAGGATCATTCGCTATGTAATTAATACGGTACCCATTCTTACCTGCTTCCACAGTGTAAGAAGTATATTCTCCAACAGGGAGATTGAGTTGAGGGAGTCCACTACGAGTGGCAAGCATACCAATCATACCGATGTGACTCACACCTAGGAGACTTCCTAGGGAAATAATAAACCACTTGTTCATAACTTATAGTGTGTAAGGTTTCTCGTCTTTCTTATTAGGATCAACAGCAATAATTTTTAACGGTGCTTGTTCAATCCTTAATGTTTGAACTGCACCACCATTTCCATTCGCAGCAGCTGCTTTAGCAGCATCCATTTTCATAGTTCCATCACCTTTTTTAGATGCAGTTTGAATCCCAAAGCTAGCTAAAACACCCGTGAAAACCGAGGCTATGAAAGTCGGATCTATCTTTTGTTGTGGTACCCCTGGGATGGCAACGTAATTTAAAGTTAATATTCCACCACTCCAAACCAACACGCCAAGGCGAACAAATGTACTAATGATAGCAGCTTGTTCCTCTTGGTCGGGAAGGATAGCATCCTTTAATTTTTTAAGAGCACTTTTCTTCTCTTCTTTAACATCCTCTTCAGGATGTTCTTTAATTTCTTCAGCCATTTGATCGGGATTTATCTGGCTTATTTATCACCTTCAACTTTCAGTTGGAGGTTGCTTCTTCTTCCCGATGTTATATTTTGACTCTAATATCCAGTCACTCTTGTCTTTAAAGGCAATTACTTTGATCTGATTCAATGGAGCAATGTCATCTATTTGATCATCCTCACATATAGAAACCAATCCCCAATCAGATAATAATTTTGTTATCCTATTGCGACGTTGTACATCATTACTCGTGAGGTTAGCGTGCTTACCATCCAGAGCAAATAGTTCTTTAAAGTGTACAATATAATACTTTCCTTTCTTATGAAGTATGTGACAAGACTGGAATAGTTTCTTTTCTTTTCGAGAAGCAACTCCAATTCTTGTTAGTGTTTCTCTCACTTTTAAAAAATCGTCTGGTTGTCGTAACGTTACCTCAACCATCATATCAGGAGACCAAGCTATCTCGCCGTCACGCTGAACCATCATTGTATCCTCCAGTATTCAATTTAGATTTAATCAATTCAATTTGATTTTTTGTGAGAATACGTAACGCATCTTTGGCTTTTTCATCTGAGTACTGATAGTACCGTTTAATGATGTCAAGATCTTCGATCTTTTCCTTTCTCTGCCAAGGAGAGAAACGTTTTTTCTTACGCAAACTATTTAGATAAAAAGAATACTGGAGATCTTTATCTAAATTATATAATCTATTCATTTCATTAGAATAGATTACCGTATCCATAAACCCACTCAAACATTTATTGATAATGTATGGTGGGTAATGCTTTCCATAACCTTCACGTTCAAGAAGGTTCTCCTTATTAAAATTGATCGAATTAAGATAATCTTTTAAAGGATACTGATCACGAATGCTCATAATAAATCACCTAAGGTTTCTAAACCTATAGGATGTGTTTGGAATACCATACTATACCTCTTCCTCATAGCATCACGCAAGGGAGGTCTAGCAGAATGTGGTATTTCGGAAGTAAACTTAACCAATCTACCACGCTTCGGTACCACAGACTTTATAATTTCACCTGTAGGTTCATCAACAAATATTGTTTCACCAGCCATAGATACATCCCAATCAGGATTAAGGTATATCATATAGGTAAACCCTTTAGGTGACTGTGAATCTACGTGTGGTTTAGGACAATCACTAGACTGGAAAGCATTATATAATACTCTCTTAAAATCTTGTCTGTCCATATAGGACATAAACTCTTTAGCAATATCCTCATAGTCATCATTCTCAAAGCACTTACCTAAGGTATATGCTTCAGAACTGTCTGGACTATCAGCAAGAAAATCCCAATTAGGATATGTCTCTAGGTAGTAGAACCCTCTAGATACTAATTTGGGTGGGAATAGATCATCAATGATCTCAATCATACAAATAATTCCTCGACTGCTGTAGGTACTGGAGTGTAGTTTGTTATTAGAAGTTCCTTCTTGGATTTGTTATCCTTCCGAGCTCTCATACTGTAAGTAAATCCAAACTCTTCTTGATGGTACCCTTCAAATAATGATTTAATATTATCGTTTATATTATATGTGATCATCCAGTTGTGCACACATTGGTCACAATCCTCAGCAAATTTCTTATGATCAAACCCCTTATGCATACCACCTTTCTTACCATAAAGAAAATCCTTTATGTCATATGGTGGATCTAAGAAGATGAATGTATCTTTAGAACCTTTAGCCTCTAGTAGAACTGAATAATCCTCATTGGTTATCTTCCAATGCTGTATGTCCTTCTGATATTCTTTTAGATTTTCAATACCTCTTATAGAGAAGTTAGATACTGATGCTTGTTTTGAGAACGATGAGTTCTCAGTTAAACCACTAAAGGAACACTTGTTAATAATATAAAAGAATACAGCGGCTTCTGTATCATCTACTTCATCTATGGTATTCTTACAATCTTTAAAAAGTCCTTCTGCTTTCTCTGGTGTATCATACTTAGTTTTGTATGTTGCTAGAGTATCAGATAGTTCTTCACCATATGATTGAAGTTGAGACCAGAAATTATACAGTTGCCAATATTTATCATTAACCCATACAGGTATACCTGGATACAATCTAGACACTAAGAGAGCCATAGAACCTCCACCCATAAATGGATCTCTATACTCTCCCAGGTCAGGTAAATGTTCAGACAACAAAGGTGCTGCCCTAGACTTACCACCAGGGTACCTCAATGGGGTTTTCAATTTACTCATCAATAAGATCCTTCAAGGCACATATGTATGTTACCAGACATTGATATGCGTTGTCCACCAGATTTGAAGGGATACACATAATGATTCATCCACGCAGGGAAGATCCAGAAGTCACCCTTCTCTGGTTTAACTGGTCCTAAAATACTATTTGAATGTGGTTGCTTCTCACCATAGGTAAAATATATTGAACCTGCTGCTTCTGTTTCATCGTATATACCTTCAGGTACATCTAGGTAAGCAACAAAACTAAAATCTCCATCGTGATTATGAACTGGTTGCCAGTCCCCTGCTTGTTGAAAGTTAACCCACATAGGTTTGACTTCAAACTCACCATTATAATCCTCTTTCATATACTCTCTCAACCCATAATAGAATGGTTTCATCAACTGTTCATCAGGGTAAATATAAAGTTGCTCCTCAATCTGTCCGACTAATATAGGTGAAGCATCATCTCTACATTGGTATGCTTCATCTAGTAGTGCTCTTCTATACTTCTCAGGAAGTTTGCTCTTAAACAAGGTAGGTCCGAAAGGTGATAGTAACATTACTTGAGTTCCAAGTTTACCATATTCTGACCGTAAGGTCCGAAGTTTACACCACCTGTAGGTAAAGCATTCCAAGCAATACCTGCACGCAATTCAGGTCCGTGATGTGGTACCGACCAGTGTACCATCCAACTTGGGAAGATGATTAACTGACCAACCTGAGGTTCTACTGCTATGGCATTTTCATAGGTCTTACTTATGATTTCCAATTGATTCATCGTACGTGGCGTAAGAGGATCCTGGAAGATCGTAGGAGACCCTTCAGTGAGATAATATATCCCAGAGTAGTATGCGAATGGATGACGGTGTGCTTGATGACACCCACCCATATCAGGTCCTGATACGTTACCCCACATTAAAGAGACCTGGAACTTACCTTCCATTTGATATTGGTTCTCTTTCTTAAGTTCATCAAGACACTCTTCTATCCAGCTAGTTAAAGGTGCAAACTCTGGAAGGAGATGCAGGTTACCTTTAGTAGTCTCTACCATATTAGGTAGGTTAAAGAGACTCCTCTGTTCCCCCTGTAATGCCTCTAGCATAGGTTCTGCTAGTTCAGGATTATCAAAGGTATAGAATTTAACTGGAAAGAACTCGTGGGTGTCCATAAAAATTAATGTTCAAGATAGTTCTGTGAGTATTTTTTCTCGGAGCAGAACCAGAATGATAAGTTAGACCATCAAAAATAAGGTACTTTCCTTTCTCTGGTTCTATATATTGTTTTGGTGTTACGGATGTTACAGTTTCACCAGTATACTTTTGATTATATAGAATAGTAGGTCCATCACTATCGTTACAATAGTAAATCATAACGTGGTGAGGGAACGGTGCATCTACGTGAGGTTGTGTTGGAGGTGTATGCCAATCATTAATCATTGACTTAGCAGCACGAGCACGAATGATAGGTTGTGTCCCAGTAGGATCAATCTCATCCCATAGTTTCTTAAAGACTCCCTCATATGCAGCAGACTTTGGTTCACCATCGTGAGCCATTATATGTGCAAAGTAAGGATGCTCTTCATACC